AATAACATTATCTACAGTTAGTGTGCTTAATGTTCCTAAAGATGTTATATTTGTTTGTGCTGCTGTGGCTAAAGTACCTGTAATATTTCCTGTAGCTTCTAAAGTTCCTGCTACTACCAGACCACCATTTGATAATGTCATTAGGTCTGTATCATCTGTATGACCTATAGTTGTACCATTAATTAATACATTATCTATATCTAAAGAACCACCAGATATTAAACCTGTTGTTGTTATGTTAGAAGAACCTGTATCTATAGCACCAAAACCTGAGCTAATAGAACCTCCGTCTAAAGCACCTACTGAAGTAATATTTGTTTGAGCAGCAGTTGTTAATGTGCCTGCAATGCTACCAAAAGCTACATTACCTGCTGTACCACTAAATACTTCTGAAGAATTTGTAGCATCAGCAATAAATGTAAATACACTAGCAGAATCATCATAACCAAAGAAACCTACTTTAGCAGCAGAACCTGTATGATATTTAAAATTCAATACCTCTATCTTTATTATCGTCAGAACTTGGAGTACCATCTCCACCTAATGTAAATATAGGATCATCAATAGTTACTGTAGTAGAATTTACTGTTGTTGTAGTTCCATTTACTGTATGATTACCAGTAACAACTAAGTTACCTGCAATAGTAGCATTAGCACCATCAAATGTTACAGCAGTTGTAGTTCCTGATTTAAGTATTAAATCACCAGAAGTATTTGTAGCACTACCAAATGTAGTGCCTGCATCTTTAAACACTATGTCTCCGCCGTCTGCATCTATAGTAACATCGCCTACTGCATCTATACTTACTGCTCCACTAGATGTTATATTAGCAGAAGAAGCTACAACAGCATAGTTACCCATATAACCATGAGAAGAACATTGATAATATAATGTACTTGGAGTTTGGTCTGTAACTGCTAGAGTTGTGTGAGCACCTGCAGTACCAGGTGTACCACTAGTTGTGACACCAGTTGTATACGCTATAGTTTTAGCAGCATCTAAATAAAATCTTAATGGGTGTCCACTATTACTAGAATCTGCTTGATCAAATTTATAAAAATACTCTGTAGAAGATGTAACACTATCTGCACCATGTAATTGAATAGCAGGAGATTCTACACCATTTAAGAAGTATCCACTAGAACTACCATCCCCATTATATGGATGCACAGAAGTTTTAGAAGCTACAGTAACTGTAAATACTACTGGACTACCTGTAGGGCCATATATACCTGCTGAAGCATCTGCAAATAAAATACCTACATCTGTTATATCTCTACCTTGTGCATCTAAATCACCACCTAGTTGTGGAGTTGTATCTTCTACAACATTAGATATAGCACTTGATGTAGCAAGACCTGATACTAAAGTAGATCTAGCTACTCTTTTTAATCCTCCACCAGAAGTATCTACAGCAAGCAATACATCATCACTAGCAATACTAGTTATTTCAGCTAAATCACCAACAGCAGTAGGCTCAAAGTCTGTACCATCTGCGATAAGAAGTTTACCTGCAGTATTAGAAGCCATAGCTAATGCACCATTTAAGGTAAGTGTACTACCATCAAATGTAAGATTTGCTTCACCATCTAATTGTGTTGTGGTTGAAGCTACAGTTACTAGTTCATTTTCTGTAGCATTGTTGATAGTAGTGCCTGTATCATCGGTAAATGATAAAGTACCTGAACCATCTGTTTTTAATATTTGATTAGCTGAACCATCTGATGTAGGTAATGTCATAGAAGTAGTACCAAAACCTATAGCATCTAAATAGGCTGTACCATCTACATAAATATCTTTTAGTTCATAACTAGATGAACCAATATCTACTGTATTATCTGTTACAGGAAGTAACGCACCTGCACTAGTTAAAGCAAGATATTCAGTTAATGTACCATTTAAAGAAGTTGATAATACAATTTTAGAATCTTGTGTTGAAGCTGTTGCAGTAAAGGATTGTTCTTTCTTAACTGCTATTTTAGCAGCGTCTACTGTATTACCGCCTGTATCTTCTAAATCAAATCTAAGAGAAGCTATGCCTGCAGTGCTTGCAGCGTCACTTTCGTTTCTAAGAACAAGAGCTACAAACTCCCCATCAGTATCTTGTGTAGATAGTACTGAAGCACCTGTCGTAGGTTGAAATTTAACATCTTCTCCAGAACTACCATAAAAATAATAACCATTTACATTTATATTACCTGCTAATTGTGTAAGACCTTCAGCAGAAGAAATAGAATCATCTACATATACTTTTCTTGCAGCATCACCATCGGCAGTAGGTGCAGCAAGACCAGTAACTTTATTACTGCCCATAGCTAAATCGCCACTCATTGTAGTAGCAGCAAGAGTATCTATATTAGCTGTACCATCAATATATAAGTTTTTAAATTCTAAAGAAGATGTACCTAAGTCAATATCATTATCTGTAACTGGTTTAATAGCACCATCAGCAAAAGTAACTTGAGCAGTACCTCCTGCAGTAAATGACATTTCATCTGTACCTGAGAAGTATAGACCTTGGTTTGTATCACTAGCATTTGTAATAACAGGAGCAGAAGCTGATCCATCTGGTAAAGTTAATACACCTGCACTTAGTGTAGCACCTACATGTACTTCAAGAGTATCAATGTAAGCAGTTCCGTCTATATAAAGATCTTTAAATTCTAGTGAACTAGTTCCTAAATCAACATCACTATCTGTTACAGGAACGATCGCACCGTCTTGTATTCTTATTTGTTCTACTGCAGAAGAAGATACTTCTACAAAGAAACCATGTCTATTATTAGATGTGTCAACAACTATTTTATTTAGTGCATCTACATCTGCTATTAATCCTACATAAGCACCTTCTGTAGATGTACCATCGTGATTATGGCCTCCACTAAATGCGAATGCTGCTAACAGTGCGTCAAACTCACTATTCAGTGGGGCTGCTGTAATTGTTTCCCCATCTGCAATACTACTTGAACTTTGTCTTGCGTATCCTGCCATTATCTTACTCCTGCCTCTCCATATTGTACTGCAAACCCAAAAATGGTATATGGATTTGCAGATGCTGTTGTAACAAACTTAAACTGTATAGCGTGTCCTGAACCTTGTATGGCTTGTCGTATTACTGGTTTAGTAGCACCACCATACACAAAACCTGCTGTATTATAAGCTGTTTGCGTATCTCTATATTCTGCGTAACCACCTGATGAACTTATAGTGTAGTCATCAGGACTAGAATAATCAGCATCTAACCAATCGTAATCTGCTGTTACTAAGAAATTATTATCTCCTTCAGGTCTTGTAAATACAGTTATCTGTGAAAATATTTTTCTCTGTTCTGTATTACCAAAATCTAAATANGGAGATTGAAATACAGCAAAAACATTGTCATCTTGAAATGTTCCTCCCTGTTCTTGCCTNTATACGTAACCACTATGATCTCCATGTAGTACGTATTCATCATCTCCTATGTAACCGCTAACTGCACAATTAGCTTGAAAACCTCTTAACTCACTAAATTCCCAACCTGTCCTTTGATCTGATGTTCTAAGAGCTACCTAAAAATCCAGTTGTGTTATTTGCTGTTAAAGTACTTTTANCNAATAAATATCTAAACTGTGTATTTTTCTCTTACTACTGTAGCACATAATTGGTTAAAATTAAAGTCTATATCTATTAAATTTAGTGTTTGTTGTATGTTTTTAGATATAGTAGCTAGTTCAATATCACCTATTCTTTCTGTTGCTTGGATAGTTCTTATACCATCTGGTGCTAAAAATAATACATCACCACCTATCTCTACTATACTATCACTTGATATACATCCAACACTGTTAGATACTTCTTCTATAACAAAAGAATTTATACTATCTCCTGTTAATTTTCTTATGTTTGTTTTTCCAAATATATAAAGAGCATCTCTAAATCTCTTTAATCCCATTATGTCAAAACCTACATTTACACTTCCTGCACCACTTGCTGCTGTAAAATCACTATCACTATTGGGTGCAGTAAATACTAGCAGTTGTGGTTTTTGACTCATGCCTGCAAAAAATATTCTGTTTTTATACACTTCTGCAAAAGCTGCGTTATCTACATCTGCTGAACCATTTAATTTTGTCCAACTTGTAGTAACTAATCTCATTGGGTAATTAATACCATCTGTTAATATTAAAGATTTATTACCTGTTATTGAATGGTTTAACCCTCTTACTCTTACTACACTAGTTGCAGATTGACCTGAAGTTAAACTTGTAGTACCCCAACCTGCACCAGAAACATATTTAAGAACATCGTAGTCTGTGCCTGATGCTTCTTTTCTTGCCGCATATACTGCATCATTGTAAATAAATAATCCTAGTACTGCTCCTGTACCTGCAGGTCTGTCATACGATGCATCTAAATATTTGTAACCACTTATTCTTCTATAGCCACCATAAGGTGACACTTCAAAATTAAC